CCCCATGTTGACCGAGTCTGTTGTGCGTTTCCAGAGTGAGGGCATCACCGAAACGTTCCCAGCTATGGGCCCGGTCAAGACGCAAATTATTGGTAAAGAGACCAAGGAAAAGATTGCGGCGGCGGAGCGTGTTAAAGATGACATGAACTACCAGCTCACCGACGTCATGCAGGAGTACCGCCCAGAGCACGAGAAAATGTTGTGGTCACTCCCACTAGCAGGCTCGGCGTTTAAGAAAGTGTACTTCGACCCAAGCAAGGGCCGTCAAGTAGCTATGTTCATCCCCGCCGAGGATATCGTCGTGCCGTATGGTGCGTCTAGTTTGGAAACCGCCGAGCGGGTCACGCATGTAATGCGCAAAACCAAAAACGAGGTTTTGAAGCTACAGGTAGCGGGCTTTTATTCAGATGTTGAGTTGGGCGAGCCAAGCAACGAGCTTGACGACATCGAGAAGCAAAAAGCTGAAGAGATGGGCATGTCCGCCACTTCGGACAACCGCTACCGTATCCTCGAGATGCACGTTGACTTAGACCTGCCCGGGTTTGAGGACTTAGATAAGGACGGTGAGCCTACTGGTGTAGCGCTACCATACGTGGTTACTGTTGAGAAAGCCACTGGCACTATTTTGGCTATCCGCCGTAATTGGTATGAGGACGACGCGCTCAATAATAAACGCCAGCACTTTGTGCATTACCAATACATTCCCGGTTTTGGCTTCTATGGCTACGGTCTTATCCACTTAATTGGTGGCTACGCCAAGTCTGCCACGATGATTATTCGTCAATTGGTGGACGCTGGTACGCTGTCTAACTTGCCCGGTGGTATGAAGTCCCGCGGCCTGCGGATTAAGAACGACGACACTCCAATTTCTCCGGGCGAATTTCGGGACGTGGATGTGCCTTCAGGATCGATCCGTGACAATATCTTACCACTCCCATACAAGGAGCCAAGCCAAGTTCTGTACGCCCTATTCCAGAATATTGTGGCCGAGGGTAAGTCGTTCGCCTCTAGTGGTGATATGAATGTGTCAGATATGAGCGCTAACGCTCCGGTAGGCACAACTTTGGCGATTCTTGAGCGTATGCTCAAAGTAATGGGTGCGGTTCAAGCCCGTATGCACTACACGATGCGTCAAGAGTTCAAGCTCTTGAAGGTCATCATCGCCGACTACGCCCCAGAGGAGTACTCGTACGAGCCGGAAGAAGGCAGCCGTATGGCCCGCCGTTCTGACTACGACTCCACAGACGTAATTCCAGTATCTAACCCTAACGCTAGCACTACCGCGCAGAAGATTGTCCAGTATCAGTCCGTGCTGCAGCTAGCCCAGAGCGCCCCGCAGCTATACAACTTACCGTTGTTGCACCGCCAGATGATTGAGGTCTTGGGGGTTAAAAACGCGGACAAGTTGGTACCGATAGAAGATGATGCCGCGCCTACAGACCCAGTCCAAGAGAACCAGAACGCGCTAACGGCCAAGCCAGTTAAGGCGTTTATTGAGCAGAACCACGAGGCGCATATCGCGGTGCACACTGCGTTCATCCAAGACCCTAAGATTCAACAAGTCGTGGGGCAAAGCCCTATGGGCCAACAGATGATGGCTGCAATGATGGCCCACGTTAACGAGCATATGGCGTTCCAGTACCGCCGTGAGATTGAGGCTCAGTTAGGTCTGCCCATGCCGAGTGAGGAAGAGAACAAACGCATGCCCGAGGATATTGCGGCTCAGATTGCAGAGTTAGCGTCCCAAGCAGCGCAGCGGGTACTACAGAACGATCAAGCCGCGGCAGCGCAACAACAAGCGGTTCAGCAGCAGCAAGACCCAGTGCTTCAGATGCAGATGCAAGAAATTCAGATCAAGATGAAGAAGCTGGAGCTGGACGAGAAGAAACTAAGTGTGGACGCAGCCGCTAAGACCGACCAGTTGGATATTGAGCGTGAGCGCATTGCCTCGCAGGAACGAATTGCTGGTATGCAGGTTGGAGCTAGGGTAGAAGGTAACAAGCGTGATTTGGCTGCTAAGCAGCAGGCCGAGGGCGTGCGCTTGGGCATTGACATCGCTAAGTCTAAGGTTCAGGCCGCGCAGCAGAACCGCGCTAAAACCCAACAGGGTACAAAATAATGGACGCCAGCGTCGTTAAATACCTGCTTTCGGAGTTAGACAAGCTCCGGGCAGAGCAAGAAAGTTTTTTAGCCACCGGTAGAGCAGCGGACCACGCTGAGTATCGGTATCTCTGTGGGGTTATCCGGGGTCTAACTCATGCAGAGACTATTGTCAAAGACCTTGTGCAAAGATTGGAAAATGATAATGACGACTGAGTTTGATACGTCAGCGGTAGACCTGTCGGGTATTCTGAATACCTCAGCAGAAGAGAAGGCGAAGCAACTGCCTGACCCTAAAACATTCCGCTTGCTATGCGTAGTACCAGAGGCGTCTGAAGCGTTCGCTGAGAGCGAAAGCGGAATTCTTAAAGCCGGTATCTCAATGCAACACGAAGAAGTACTGACCCCAGTGCTGTTTGTAGTTAAGTTAGGACCTGACGCATATAAGGACGCTACCCGCTTCCCTAGTGGCCCGTCATGTAAGGAAGGTGACTTCGTCATAGTCCGACCCAATTCAGGTACTCGCCTGAAAATTCATGGCAGTGAATTCCGAATTATCAACGACGATTCGGTTGAAGCAGTTGTGCAAGACCCCCGGGGCATTTCCCGTGCAAGCTAAGGAGTAATACATGGCTAACAAACAATTTGAAGACGACGACGACTACAAATTCCCAGACGAAATAGAAGCTGAGGCGGAAGATACTTCTGCCGATACAGATAGCAGCGACGATTTTGAGGTTGATATTGAAGACGATACCCCTCCAGAAGACCGTAACAAGAGTAAAGCACCTCCTCCAGAAGAAGTAACCGACGACGAGTTGGCTGCTTACGACGAGAAAGTCCAGAAACGAATTAAACGCTTTACTCGTGGTTATCATGACGAACGCCGTGCAAAAGAAGTCGCTCTTCGTGAACGCGAAGCTGCTGAGCAGTACGCACGCACTATATTGGAAGAGAACAAACGACTCCAACAGCAAGTGTCCACCGGTAGTCAGGCGTATATTGAACAGGCGAAACAAGCCGCTGATTACGACCTTACTTCAGCAGAGCGTTCATATAAAGAAGCCTACGAGAGCGGCGACTCCGAAGCAATGGTTGCAGCGCAACGTAAAATAGCTCAAGCCACGCTCAAGATAGATAAAGTCTCTAATATGAGGCCTATACAAGTAACTGAAAAAGAAGTACAGTTACCACAACGTGCGCAGGTCGATGAACGTGCGGAAAAATGGCGCAGCAAGAACGACTGGTTCGGACAAAACCGATCTATGACAGCTTTTGCTCTGGGTCTACATTCCGAGTTGGTCGAAGATCGTGGTATAAACCCTACGTCGCCCAAGTACTATCAAGAAATTGATAATACAATGCGCAAAAGATTCCCCGATTTTTTCGGGAGCGATGAGGACAATGAGGTTCCTTCAAAAGAAACTTCAGAACCGGCTTACGAGGAAACTCCCCGCCGTGCAACAAGACCCGCTACCGTTGTGGCCCCGGCTACACGTAGCACTCCGCCCAATCGTATTAGATTGAAGGCTTCTCAGGCAGCGATTGCTCGCCGACTGGGGGTACCTTTAGAACTCTACGCGAAACAGGTTGCTGAACTTAAAAGAGGTGAACAATAATGGCTGAACAACAAAAACGACTGAGCCGCGAACTTGAAGATCGCGTAGCAACGTTCCAACGTCCAGAGTCTTGGCAAGCGCCAGAACTTTTGCCCTATCCGGCTGAGCGTCCCGGATGGAAGCACCGTTATGTTCGATTGAGCACTATGGGCGTCTCAGACGCCAGCAATATCTCTTCTAAGTTACGTGAAGGGTATGAACCCTGCAAAGCAGAGGATTATCCTGAGCTGATGATGCACGCTACCACCGAGGGTCGCTTTACGGGCGGCATTGAAATAGGTGGGCTGTTGTTATGTCGTATTCCTGAGGAATTCCTCAAGCAAAGGGCTGCTCACTACCAAAAGCAGAACAAAGCGCAGGAAGATTCGATTGACAACAATTTTCTCCGTGAGAGTAATCCGGCTATGCCTCTGTTCTCAGAGAAAAAGTCAAGGGTTACTTTTGGTTCTGGTTCCTAAATTGGAGTTTAAATAATGGCACTAACTGCTACCCCATACGGCTTAATACCCGTAAATCGTTTGGACGGCATGCCTTACGCAGGCGCTGTTCAAGAGTTTCTAATCGACCCCGCGGGCGAAGCTACCAACATTTTTTACGGCCAAGTCGTAATTGTTGGTGCTGACGGCTACCTTGCAATCTCTACCGCTACCGGTGCAGACATCACTACCAATAACCTTGGTGGCTCTGGTGTAGGCGCTATGGGCGTGTTTGTAGGCTGCGAGTACGTTAACGCTCAAGGTCAGACTATCTTCGGTCAGTACTACCCTAGCGGTACAACCGGCGTGGTCAAGGCCAAAGTCATCTCTGATCCGAACGTAGTGTTCCAAGCTCAGCTAGATGGTTCCGGCGCACAGACAGTTCTTGGCAACAACACATTCTTCGCTGCTGTTCAGAGCACCTCTACTGGTTCTACCCGTACTGGTAACTCTACCTCAGCTTTGGATGCTACAGTTCAAACGACTGCCGCAGCGTTCCGCATTGTTGGTTTTGCTTCACCTGCTGGTGAGGCTTACACTGACGTGTTGGTCAAGTTCAACCCCGGTGCACACAGCTACACTAATGCTGTTGGCCTGTAAGGAGTAAATAAAAATGGCAATTTCACGCGCACAACTACTTAAAGAACTGCTTCCGGGTCTGAACGCTTTGTTCGGTATGGAATACGCACGTTACGGCGAAGAGCACAAAGAGATTTACGAAACTGAATCTTCAGATCGCTCTTTTGAAGAAGAGACCAAGTTGTCTGGTTTTAGCACCGCCCCAGTTAAGGCTGAAGGTTCTGCTATCTCTTACGACAACGCGCAAGAAGCATGGTCAACTCGCTACACGCACGAAACCATTGCTTTGGGCTTCTCCATTACTGAAGAAGCTGTTGAAGACAACTTGTACGACAGCTTGTCTGCTCGTTACACCAAATCTTTGGCCCGTGCCATGTCTTACACCAAGCAGGTTAAGTCTGCTGCTGTATTGAATAACGGCTTTACTAACTCAGCAGCCTTCTACGGCGGCGACGGCGTACCATTGTTCAGCACTGCTCACCCAACCGTTGGTGGTGGCGTTAACTCCAACACCGCCGCTGTGCAAGTTGATTTGAACGAGACTTCTTTGGAAGCCGCTGTCATTCAGATTAGCCAGTGGACTGACGAGCGTGGTCTGTTGATTGCAGCTAAGCCCCGCAAGATCATTGTGCCCCCGGCATTGATGTTTGTTGCTAAGCGTTTGCTGGACACCGACTTGCGTGTTGCTACCGCCGACAACGACTTGAACGCGATTAAGTCTATGGGTTCTATCCCAGAAGGCTACTCAGTCAACCACTTCTTGACCGACACAAACGGCTGGTTCATCTGTACTGACGTACCTAACGGTATGAAGCACTTTGTGCGTATGCCGATGAACACGTCTATGGATGGTGACTTCGACACCGGCAACGTTCGCTACAAGGCTCGTGAGCGCTACAGCTTCGGCTGGAGTGACCCATTGGGTATGTGGGGTTCAAGCGGTTCGGCGTAAGCTAATTAGGGTTTACCCTAGTTGATTAAGGGCTCCTTCGGGGGCCCTTTTTCTTTGTGTGATGTTCGTCATGGTGGTGTACGCGGTGGCAGTTAGCGCATAGGGGCAC